AGAAAAAATCGAGTTATTATTTGAAGAGTTTAAAGCAGAACATGCTAAAACTACTAAAGCAGCTCATGGTCGTGCCCGTAAGGCATTAGGTGAAATCAAGAAATTGGTTACCGAATACCGTAAAGCCTCTATCGACGAAGATAAAAAATAATAACTATGCTTAACGAACGCGAACTTTCCAAATCTGAATTAGAAAAACGTGAAAACGTTTTAAAAGACCTTAAAAAACAAAAAAAGTCTTTTGTAAAAAGATATGGAAAGGACGCGGAAGCAGTTATGTATGGACGAGCTACCAACATAGCTAAAAAACAAGCCGAATCAATGAACAAAGAAAAAATAAAAGAACTTGTTAAATCTTCACTAATGAAAGAAGATAATAATGAAGTATCAGCTTTAATGTCTGATTTAGAAAGTAAACTAAAATCCCACGATTGGTGGTATATGATGTCTGATGACAATAGAGCTTACTCTAGAGGCTCAGCTCAATTAGCAGATATTAGACAAGTAATGAAAAACCTAAGTGATTTAGGTAAAGGCGAAGAAGCAAAAGCATTATTTAATCAATACGCCCCTAATGGTCCTGACAATAGTACTTTAAAAGTAAAAGAAGCTAAAAAAGAATTTCCTGATTTAACAGGTGATGGTAAAGTAACTAAAGCCGATATTTTAAAAGGTAGAGGTATTGATTTAAAAAAATCATTAAAAGAAGAATCAGATGTTGAAGCTTTAGCTTTAACTTTTAAAGACCCAAATGAATTTGAAAGAGCTAAAAATCACTTTGAATCCAATTCAGATTTTTATCCTTTTGATATAAGTGATGAGTTTAAAACTTTTTATTTTCAAGTACAAGATCAAGCAGATGCTGATAGTACTGAGTTTTATTTAACTCAAGAATTAGAAGGTAATACAGATTTACAAGGATATTATTTTTCTATGGAATCTTCTCCATTAAGTGAAGATTTAGATTTAGGTCATGAAGATAACGAACCACATATGATTAAAGGTGAGTTATATAAAATAGGCAAATACGCTATGGAACTCTATCAAATGGTAGACCAGTTTGAAGGACAAGGTGAGGTTGATTTTCCTGCTTGGTGGCAATCAAAAGTTACTAAAGCTTGTTCAATGATTAGTAGTGCAAAACATTATCTTGAGTTTGAATTAAAAGAACCAGAAATTGATGCTATGGTAGGTGTTGCCTCTGATGAGGAAATACTTGACAATGAAATTGAAGAAGGTATTCATGATAGAGATATTACCTCTGCTCCTCAAACTAACGTAAAAGGAACAATGGGTGATTATGATCCTAAAAAAAGGGCTGCTAGCTTAGCTAAATTAAAAAACTTTGGTCCTAAAGGTAAAGAAATCAAAGAAGATGAAATTGGTAAAGATGAAATATTAGCTGGTAAATTATATAAAATTAAAAACTTTGTACAACCTGCATTTTACCAAAAAATTAGAAGCCTAATTAATTCAGGCGATTTAGAAACAGCTGAATTCTTTATTAGTAGAATGGAACCAGCAGCCGCTAAAAACGATAGGGAAATGGCTAAAATGAAAGGCGATTTAGAAGATATAGATGCTGTAACTTCTCAACGTAAAAGAGAAAGACAAATGGCTAATATTTTTACTGAAGAACTTAAAGATAAAATAGCAAAAAAATTAAAGTCTAACTAATGACTGCTTCTGAACTAAAAGATAAAATCAAATCTCTAGCTAAACAGGTGTATTCAAAAGATACGCCTGTTAACTTAGATACTCCATCACAAGTTGATTTGGATATAGCTGAAACTTTTCCTGTATTAGGTAAGTTTCCTGATTTGAAGCAAGTCATTATAGATTTATTTACAAAACAATACGAATTATTTATTGAAGATATTCAGTGGGTTGCCCCTCGTCCCACTACTTTTAGAATTATATTGGCCAATGGTGAGTCTTTTTTCTTACATTACACACCAAGAAGCTGGGTTGCTACTATTGAGGGAAAAAAATATTATCTTGCCAGCCTCGGTGAGGAAGAGCAAGCAGCACAAACCTTAGCAAGAATTTTATCCTATGGCCAAAAAACAGAAACCAGCACCGAAGAAGCAGGAGCAGAAGCCGGCGCCGAAGAAACAGGGCAAGAAGAAGTAACCCCCGCAGAAGAAACACCAGCTGAAGAACCAGCAGCATAATTTTATGGACGCACTAGATTTATTTTTCAAAAAATACAGTTATAAATTTCCTAAAGGATATCCTGATTTAACGGATAAAAACGATATGATATTGCTTGAGTCATTATTAAATGAAATCTTAGATGAAAAAGTTTCATTAATTAGAGAAGGTGATGCTGAAGAAGCAATAGATATTCTTAAAAAAGAACTTAATCTTAAAGATGAAGATTTTATTAAACAATCTTCAGTAAGATATAAACTTTTAGTTCCAAGATCTGAAAGATATAACTATGTAGAAAAAATATCTAAAATACCCGGATTTACCTATGATGCTAATTTATCTGGATCTTCAATTGGTGGTTTAAAATATAAAGGAGCCACATTCTTATTAAAACCATCAGGTGCTCAAGGTAGAGCATCAGCAGGTACCGAAAATGAAGACATTGTAGTTAATGAAATAAATAAATATATTGCTGAAGGAGCTAAAAATGTAGTATTTGATGCTCCAAATAAAGATTTAACAATCAATAATGTTAAAGAAGCAATTACAGTAGGATATGATGTAGCCGGTGGTAAAAAAGCAGATATTATTGTAAAAGCAGATAAAGATTATCCAATTTCTATTAAAAAAGATAATGCTGGTTTCTGGGAAAGCTCAGATACAAGATATAAAGACGTAGTTAATACATTATCTAAAAAAATAAAAAGTGGTGATTTTGCTCCTGAATTAGTATTTATACCTTTTAAAGATAAATTAGGAAATACTAAAGAAGGTATTAATATAATGTATAACGAAAAAACCAAACAAAAAGTATCTGGTGTTTTAGTTACAGACTTACCATCTAAAGAAGAAGAATCAATTATATTTGGTTCAGATAAGGTAGTTGTTGTATATAGAAGTTATTCACCTGGAGATTTTAGATTAGAAGGTGATACTTTATATATTGAGGTTTCTAAAATTATAGAAACTATGTCTGATGTAGAGGAATTTGATTTAGAACCTGTATTAAATATAAGACACGACTCAACAAGAACTGCTACTGGTGGTTTAAGAGCTACAGTACAACCTAAAAATAAAGTTTATAAAGACGAAGAAGTAACAGGTAATAAAATTGAGTTGTCTTACAATGACATTATGTCTTAATATTTATAATTATGAATTTAAAACAATTAGTTAAAGAGGTACTAGAAAATAGAGATTGTTGCACAGCAACAAAACCTACTAAAGCGCCTATATTAAACGAAAGTTTGGCTCCGCGTGAGATATTGTCTGAGGGTCTTAAATATCATATAGACAATAATAAACCATTAACTGAGCATGTATATCGTGCTGGGTCCGAAAATTATTTTAATTTATGGGCAGAGGCAAAATCACTATATATTAGAGGTATATTAAACTTTTCAGGTGATGATTTAGAGATATTAACTGAAACTGATTTAGGTCATTTTGGCATGTATGAAGGTCAAAAGGTTCCATTAGATTTTATAATGGAGGAAATTGAGGAAGAATTAGACGAGGCTAAAAAGAAACCTAAGAAAAAGAACCCACCAATTGGTAAACCAAAACGTGGTGGTTCTAAAAAGTTTTATGTTTATGTAAGAGACAAAGGTAAAATTAAAAAAGTATCATTTGGTCAAGCAGGTATGTCTGCTAAAATTAATGATCCTAAAGCACGTAGAGCATTTGCTGCTCGTCACGATTGTAAAAATAAAAAAGATAGAACAAAACCATCATACTGGTCTTGCAGATTGCCAAGATATGCGAAGCTATTAGGATTAAAGTCCAATTTTTCAGGATTCTGGTAATGATAAAATTAACCGAACTATTAAACGAATCACCTCAAAGTGAATATCCACCATACATGTATTCACCTGTAGGGTTTGGATGTCATGTTTGTAAATACCATTATATAGAGGGAGAAAAACATATGTGTTCTAACAAATACTACCAAGAATACATTTCAGAACAATTTCCAAAATTAGAAGATCCAGCAGAATTAGTGGATAATAATGGTGAACCTATTAAAGACCCTTCTAAATGGTGTTCAAATTGGTTTATGCCTAAAGGTAAATGAGACCCTATAAAGATTTAGAAGTCACAGATGAATACGTCATCAGAGAATTTGATGATAATATTGACCCAATAGAGTTAATGTGGCACCGTGATGATGAAGATAGATTAGTAGAAATCATAGATCCAGGTAATGGTTGGAAATTTCAATTTGAAAATGAATTACCTTGGGATTTGGAACCAAACATGTCAATATGTATATTAAGACACGAATGGCATCGTGTTATAAAAGGAACAGGAATATTAAAATTAAAGATAAATAAATCATGATTTTAACAGAAGAAATATTATTACTTCAAAAAAGAGCAGGTATTATTACTGAGACCGAATATAAAGAAAAATTAGCTGAAGTTAATATTAATTTAGACGATAAAGAACAAGCTGTGGTTGATGATGTAAAAGACGAAATGTCTGATATATTAAAAACTATGGATACTGAATTTGAAAAAGCATCAAAATCCACCAATGAAGGTGTAATTACAATAGCTAGTATTGCTATTGCATTACCTGCTATTATGGGACTAATTGCTAAATTTGGTAAAGCAGCGGGTAATATGGTTAATAAAGTATTAGGTAATAAACCAAGTGAGGATGATGCTTACCAAAAATGGATGTCTAAACTAGGTCATATTGCTGATGAGTTACATCATTTGTATATGGCCCCAATTGAGGCAATTACTAAGAAATTTGTAAAAGATGAAAAAATGGCTAAAAATATAGCAAATGGTATATTTCATGCTATTGTAGCTACTTTTTTACTTGCATCAGGAGTAACAGCAGTACAAGCTTTACAATCTAAAAACTTATCTTTAGCTACCTTAGAAAGTGCTCTAAGTGCAGTTAAAGGAGGAGAATTAAAACAATTCTTTACAGGATTATTTAATTCATAATTTACAGACTGATTCATAGCCAGTCGATCCCAGGGGTTAAATTTTTAAAGGAGCTGTGGCCCACCTTAAAAAGTGGGCCACTTTTAATTTGGAAAATAGTAAAAAATATATTATATTTAAACGTTAAACATATGAGATTCAAGAAAATTGTAATTGTAGGAGCAGGTGTAGCAGGTGTAAATGCTGCCACTAAATTAGTTGACAATGGTTTTCCGGGTAAAAATATTACCATTATTGATATGGGAAATGATCCATATAAACGAAAACCTGAGGAAGTAATGACCGGATTTTTAGGTGCTGGAGGATGGAGTGATGGTAAATTAACTTACCACACAGCAATTGGAGGACAATTATCTAAGTATGTTGGTGAAGAAAAAGCAATGAAATTAATGGATGAAGTCATTAATAATTTCAAACGTTTTCATCCAAAACCTGAAGAAGTACAATGCTCAAATCCAGTAGAAGAACCTGATTTTATCAAACCATATTTTGGTTTACGTTTATTTCCAGTATGGCACGTTGGTACAGATTACCTTCATGAAATTGGTAAAAACTGGTACGATTATTTAGTATCTAAAGGTGTTGATTTTGTATGGAATGAAAGAGTATTCAAAGTTGATTTTGAATCTAGTCTAGTATATCACACAATTAAAGGTAAAGAAGGTCAATATGCTATTGATTATGACCAATTAATTTTTGGAGTAGGTAAATCAGGTATTGATTTTGCTCAAGAAATTCAAGATGAATACCAACTAGAAACTGAACCAAAATCAGTACAAATTGGAGTTAGATTTGAGGCACCACAAAAACACTTCCAAAAATTGATTGATATTAGTTATGATTTTAAATTGTATCGTAAATTTGAGGATAAAGGTGTTTCATTAAGATCATTCTGTACTAATAATAATGCTGCTTATGTTGCTGTAGAAGATACTTATGGTAATCATAGTTACAATGGTCATGCTAAAAAAGATCCTAAATACAGAAATGATATGACTAATTTTGGTATCTTGATGGAAATTAATGGTATTAAAAATCCATTTGAATGGTCTCGTAAAGTTGTTGAAGCTTGTCAAGCTAATAAAACAGGACTTTATTATTCTCCTGATATGACACGTAACCCAAGTTTAACATCTGAAGGAGAAACAGTATCAGCTTGGGAAATTTCAAAATATTCATTAGCTAATGTTAGGCATGTTATGGAAGGTTATTTTGAATATATTGAAGATTTTATCGAAGATATGAAAAAAGTATTCCCAACACTAGGTGATGATTGGGGTATTTATATTCCTGAGGTAAAATATCTGTCTCCTGAACCACTTGTAAATTATAATGACTTATCACTATCAGAATACCCAGATGTTCATTTTGTAGGAGATGCTTTATCAGCAAGAGGAATTACAGTTTCAGGGGCACAAGGTATTTTATCAGTAGAAAAACTAATAAGTAAAGAATGTCCTTGGGATAATATTCAAGGAGATATAATTAATTGGAAATAATTTGGAAAAGCAACAAAAGGTTATTATATTAACGATATGAACGAAAAATTTCAACCAAGTAAAAAACTAACTAAAGCAGATGGTACTGTTGCTTATGTTTGGGAAGGTAAATTACATAATTGGGAAGGTCCAGCATTAATTAATGCTGATGGTAAAAAAGAATACCATATACATGGTATTAAGTATACATTGGATGGTTGGAAAGAAGCAAGACGTAATCGTGAGGGTTTGCCTTGGTTTAAAAATCCTTCTATTACAAATTCTAGAAACGCTGGTTAATTATGAAAATAGGTTTATGTGGAACAATGAGTGTAGGTAAAACTACATTAGTAAATACTTTAAAGGAATTACCTGAATTTGCAAATTATAATTTTGCTACTGAACGTTCAAAATATTTGCGTGATTTAGGTATTCCTTTGAATACTGATTCAACATTAAAAGGTCAATTTGTATTTTTGGCTGAACGTTGTGCTGAGTTAATGAATGAAAATATTATTACAGATCGTACTATTATTGATGTAATGGCATTTACTAAAGCAGCTAAATCTATTGATTATTATGAGGCTGAGGCATTTTGTGATGCTGCTTATAAGTTGTTGCCTGAATATGATTATATTTTTTATGTTTCTCCTGAAGGAGTAGATATGGAAGATAATGGTGTTCGTGAAACTGATTTAAAATATAGAGAAACTATTGATGATATAATTAAATTAGTACTTTATAGAAGCAATCATAAAATTAAAAGTTTAACTGAACTATCAGGTACTACTGAGGAACGCATTAATAAAATGAAAGAAACAATTTTTGGATAATATTTATAATCATGAAGAAATCTGAATTAGCTACAGAAATTAAAAATCAAATATACGAACTTTTATCTGAAGTTGATGTTGACCCTAAAGTAGGTTCAGTAGTAATGAAAAAAGGTGCTAATCCTGCTGATATTAAAAAAGTAACTTCTCAAGGCATTGATGTTGAATTAAGAGAAGAAGAAGATGATAAAGAACCTACTAAAGCTGAACTTGAAAAAGAAAAAGTAAAAGGTGCACCTTCTAAATTTAAAGTATCAAATGATCAATTTAATGATTTTAAAGAAAGATTAAAAACTTTAGTTAAGAAAATTAAAGATATGGAAAAAGGAGCCGAAAAAGATAAAAAAATGGCTGCCCTAAAACAATTTATTAAGAAACCTGAATTAGTTAAAGCGTTTAAAGAAAGAGACGTTAAAATTGATACTGGTGGATTAGTAGGATAATATGAAAAATATTATTAAAAATATAGTTATAATTTGTCTATTAGGTGTTATACTTTATGGAATGTATAATTATAAACAAGGTTATTCTAATGACAATATCGAAAAATATCAAAACACAATCGATTCATTAGCTATTGAGATTGGTAAAAAAGATAAAGTAATTGGTTCCTTAGATTCTACTAGAGGAGTTTTAGATTCTTTATTAATTTTAGATAAAGCTAAATTAGCAAAAATTGCTAAAGAAGCAGATAAATATAAAAAACAATATGAAAAAGAACGTGATCGCTTTAATACTATGTCTGATGATGATGTCATCAGCGAGTTCACAGCATCGTTTAAATGATTCAACAGCAATAGTTCCTATTAAATCATTAAGAAATGCTCTATTAGTTAAAGCCGATAGAGATAATCTTAAGAATCAATTAGGAATTGCTAGAGATTCAATTAAATATATGGATACTATTATTTTAAGACAAGATAGTATTATTCATGTTTGTGATTCAACCCGTTTAGTATTAGATTCTCAAATTTCCGATTATAAAGGTACTATTGTAGCTAAAGACGGAATAATTAATGAACAAAATAATAAAATAACAGATCTTACAAATAAACTTACAGGAGCAATAATTACTCTAGCTTTAAGTACTGTAGGTTTTATTTTAATTCTTTTATGAGTGAAAATGTAAATTTAAAAGAAGTCATAAGGCAGGAATATATTAAATGTTTAAATGATCCTGCCCATTTCATGAAAAAATACTGCCACATTCAGCATCCTCAACGTGGCAGAGTATTATTTAATTTATATCCCTTCCAGGAAAAAACATTACGTTTATTTAGAGATAATCCATACTCAATTGTATTAAAATCAAGACAATTAGGTATCTCAACACTAGCCGCAGGTTATTCTTTATGGTTAATGTTATTTCATAAAGATAAAAACGTACTTTGTATTGCAACTAAACAAGAAACTGCTCGTAACATGGTTACGAAAGTTAAGTTTATGTTTGATAATTTACCTTCATGGTTAAAAATACAAGCAGAAGAAAATAATAAACTGTCATTACGATTAAGTAATGGTTCTCAAATTAAAGCCACTTCAGCAAGTAGTGATGCTGGTCGATCAGAAGCAGTATCTTTGTTGTTAGTGGATGAGGCAGCATTTATTGAACAAATTGGAGAAATATGGGCATCAGCACAACAAACATTAGCAACAGGTGGTGGAGCAATTGTACTTTCAACACCATATGGAACTGGAAACTGGTTTCATAAAACATGGGTATCAGCAGAAAATGCTGAAAATGATTTTTTACCTATTAAATTACCTTGGTATGTACATCCTGAACGAGATGATGCTTGGAGAAAACGTCAAGATGAATTATTAGGTGACCCAAGATTAGCATCACAAGAATGTGATTGTGATTTTAGTACATCTGGTGATGTTGTTTTTTACAATGAATGGGTTGATTTTATTAAAGAAACATCCATCCAAGATCCAGTTGAAAGAAGAGGAGCCGACCAAAATTTATGGATATGGGAACCTGCAGACTATACAAGAGATTATATGGTAGTAGCAGACGTAGCTAGAGGTGATGGTAAGGACTTCTCAACATTTCACGTAATGGATATTGTAACTAACACACAAGTTGCAGAATATAAAGGTCAAATGCCTCCTAAAGAATTTGGATACTTTTTAGTTGCTATTTCTACCGAATATAACCAAGCACTTTTAGTAGTAGAAAATGCCTCTATTGGTTGGGCAGCTATTGAATCAGTATTAGAAAGAGGATATAGAAACCTCTATTATTCACCTAAGAGTGATAATTTAACAGTTGATTCGTATTTTCATAAGTACGAAAATAGTGATAATGTTACTCCTGGTTTTACTATCTCATTAAAAACTCGTCCTTTAATTGTAAATAAATTTAGAGAATACGTTGGAGATAAATCAGTAACAATTCGCTCAAAAAGATTGTTAGAAGAAATGAAAGTATTTGTTTGGAAAAACGGTAGACCAGAAGCACAAACTGGTTATAATGATGATTTAGTAATGCCTTTTGGTATTGCTATGTATCTAAGAGATACTTCATTAAAATTCCAACAACAATCTCATGATTTAACAAGAGCTACTCTTGGTAGTTTTTCAAAAGGCACATCAGGTTTTAATGGTGCTTATAACTCAAATAATGTTCCTAATCCTTATTCTATTGAAACAAACAACGGAATGGAAGACATTAAGTGGCTTTTATAATATTTATAATATATTTCTATGGCAAATACTAATTTATTCACACGTTTACAACGATTATTCTCTACTGATGTTATCATCAGAAACCAAGGTGGAGGAGAATTAAAAGTTTTAGACGTAGATAGCATACAAAGATCAGGTGATGTAGCTACAAATTCATTAATGGATAGATATAATAGAATCTATTCACCAGCGGTTTCATCTTTGTATGGTGCTCAGGTTAATATCAACTATCAGTATTTAAGAACATTTATTTATTCGGATTATGATATTATGGACAATGACGCTATTGTAGCATCTGCTTTAGATATTATATCAGAGGAAGCTACCTTAAGAAATGAAATGGGTGAGGTGCTTCAAATTAGATCTAATGACGAGGATATTCAACAAGTACTTTATAATTTATTTTATGATGTATTAAATATTGAATTTAACCTTTGGTCTTGGATTCGCCAAATGTGTAAATACGGTGACTTTTTCCTTAAATTAGAGATTGCCGAAAAATACGGTGTTTATAATGTTATTCCATTTACCGCTTATCATATTGAAAGACAAGAACAATATGATAAAGAACATCCAAATGCTGTAAGATTTAAATACTCTCCAGAAGGCATTTATGGTGGTAGTTCAGGTTATTATCCTACCCCTAATGTAAATGCTCAAAAAGATGCTAACTTTGTTTATTTTGATAATTATGAAATGGCTCACTTCCGTTTAATGACGGATGTTAACTATTTACCTTATGGTAGAAGTTATTTAGAGCCTGCTCGTAGAATTTATAAACAATATGCTTTAATGGAAGATGCTATGTTGATTCATAGAATCTCTCGCTCACCTGACCGTCGTATATTTTATATTAATGTAGGTTCTATTCCTCCTAATGAGGTAGATAACTTCATGCAGAAAACTATTTCTACAATGAAGCGTACCCCGTTACAAGATAGACAAACAGGTGAATATAACTTAAAGTATAATATGCAAAACCTTTTGGAAGATTTTTATATCCCAATTAGAGGTAATGACCAAACAACCAAAATTGAGACAGCACCTGGTTTAGCATATACTGGTATTGATGATGTTACTTACTTAAGAGATAAATTATTTGCTGCCCTTAAAGTACCTAAAGCATTTATGGGTTATGATGAAAATCTTCAAGGTAAAGCAACATTGGCTGCCGAGGATATTAGATTTGCTCGTACAATTGACAGATTACAACGTATTGTATTATCTGAATTATATAAAATTGCATTAGTACATTTATATACTCAAGGTTATACAGCAGACAATTTAACTAATTTTGAATTATCATTAACCACTCCTTCTATTATATACGACCAAGAACGTATTGCATTAATGAAGGAAAAAATGGATTTGGCTGCCCAAATGATGGAAACTAAATTAGTTCCTACAGATTGGATTTATGAAAACATATTCCACTTCAGCCAAGACCAGTATGAAGAATATAGAGATCTAATTGCTCAAGACCAAAAACGTTCATTCAGATTTAACCAAATAGCCGAAGAAGGTAATGATCCTTTAGAAACAGGTAAATCATATGGTACACCACACGATTTAGCATCATTATATGGTAGAGGAAGATACCAAGATAATTCAGTTCCTGATGGATATGATGAAAAGAATCCTTTAGGTCGTCCAAAAGAAAAAGTATCCAACATTAATACCCAAGATAATGCATTTGGTAAAGATAGATTAGGTAGAGATTCAATGAAAAATGATGACCAAGAGGGATATGGTAGACCAGTAAAAGATGTTTCTCCATTAGCTTTAGAAATAAAAGCTAAAAATAAAACATTACTAGAATCACTACAAAAAGTAAACATTTTCAATAAAGAAAAAAGTGGTGAGTCATTGTTAGATGAATCTAATTTGAAGGAGTAAGAATCTTTATATATTTATAACAAAACTATAGGAATGAATATTAAACATTCTAAATATAAGAATACGGGACTTTTATTTGAACTTTTGGTTAGGCAAATTACCGCTGATACTTTATCTGGTAAGGATTCTAAAGCAACGGGTATATTAAAAAAATACTTTGTTAAAACTGAGTTAGGTAGAGAGTATAAATTATATGAGGCTTTATCTAAATACAAATATATTACAGAAGGTAAAGCCGAAACCGTAATCAATACATTAATTGAGTCCTCTAAAGATTTAAATAGGGGGGCTTTAAAAAGACAAAAATATAATTTAATTAACGAGATTCAAAAGCATTATAATTTAGAAGAATTTTTTAAAACTAAATTACCTAATTATAAAGCTTATGCTTCATTATATACGTTAATAGAAGTATACAACAGCGAAAATTTATCTAATCCGGACCAAATTATATCTAATAAAATTTCCCTATTAGAACATTTATCTTCTAAATTAGTTGAAAAACAAAAAGTTGAAGATGATTTAATGACAGAATTCCAGTCATACGATAAAGACCTTAGAATTTTAACATATAAAGTTATGTTAGAAAAATTCAACGGTAAATATGCTGAATTAAATGATAACCAAAAAGTAGTTTTAAGAGAATTTATTAATTCAGTAGATTCTACTCCTAAATTAAGAGAATTTTATAATTCTAAAGTAGAGGAAATTAGATTAGAATTAACAGAATTAACTTCTAAAATTACAAACAAAGCAACAAAAATTAAGTTACAAGAAATAAAAAATATTATCAACCCATTAGATAAAACATCCAAAATAGGTAATGATGATTTGGTTAATCTTTTACAATATTACGAATTATTAGATGAATTAACTAAAATACATGGGTAATTTTAAGTATAAAATAAGTGAAGCTAGAGAAACCCTTAAACCAAAGGATGTTGACCCTGCTTTACTTAAAAGATTAGAGGCCCAATATGGTCCTGTTGATATGGAAAATGACTTCTTTTCTAGTGATTTAAAAACTTATTTTAAAGCCGAAGACGTTAATACTGAAACTGGATCTGTAAGTAGTAAAATTATTAAATTAGCTTCTTTTGGTGAAAGTTTACAGAAATTGTATAATACTTTAGAGGCCTTAAAAGCATTATCTCTTACCCCTGAAGGAAGAAATGATAAAAAAGTAATTGAAACTTTAGTTAAAGTTAGAGAAGCATTTAATGGATTCAGAACTTATTTACGTAAATATTATCCTGACCAATATGATGCTATTAAAAGCCAATTAGATGAAATGTCAGCCACAGGTACAGGAGCAAGTTTTACCTCAGGTACTGAAGGTGAAAATTATGCCACTAAATATGCTTTTAAGAAAAAAATAAAAGAAGGTCCTGGAGCTACTGTAGGTCCTGGTCCCGCAGCTGGTCCTGAAGGAGTTACTAATAATACTTACGTTAAAAGTTTTAAGTATAAATTAGTTGATAAAAAAGCATTAAATAAAGCCGCTAAAGGAATAGAGGTAAAACAATTGTGGGAAGCTGATTTTGATATAAATCAATTAGTTAAGGATTTAAACATTACTAATCCTGCTATGGTTGAATGGATTTCAAAAAGAGTAGCTGCATTTGATACTTTAGAAAGACAATTAAATCAATTAATCCCGTTATTACAACAAGCTAAAAAAGAAACCATTAAACAATATAGTCAAAAACCTAGTTTTGGTGTTATTTATGGTACAGATTTAGCAGAAGAATATTTACAAGACATTATAGAATTATTTAAACAACCCGAATAAAATGGCAAATATACCAGTAAATGCAACAGCAATATCTTTACAAGGAGGTCAATCAATAACTGGTTCATTTGCCGGTTTTATAGGTTGTTCTAATACATTAAATACTTATATTCACTTTACAGGACTTAGAGATGCAAACGGATTTCAACTAGTAACATCTGGATCTACTCCTGCTTTATATTTTAAAGAAGGTCAAGTAATTCCTTTATTTATAACTAGTGCATCCTTAGATGCTACTAGTGCTAACGTTGTTTTCTTTACTTAAAAAAATAAATTATGGCAAATATTCCCGCAAATCCAACAGCACGATTATTAATACAAGGTCAATCAATAACCGGATCATTCGCTGGTTTTACAGTATCAGCAACTACCGGAGGATCATACGCTGTTTTTACTGGTCTTAAAGATGCTAATGGAACCGAATTAGCAATTTCAGGTTCTCCTGCTACTTTAAGATTTTTAGAAGGTCAAACTTATCCGATATTTGTAACTAGTGCTTCCTTAGCAGCATCTAGTGCTAACGTTTTATTTTATACATAATATTTATAATAAAATGGAAAAAACATTACAACAACAATATGTCCTTATTAAAGAAGGAAAAGGCGATAAAGATCACTTTTTAAAAAGTGCTCGCCGTGTGTTTCCTGATTTAATTGCTCCTTTAACTGACTACAATACTGCTGTTACTATCTTAAAGAACAAAAGTATTTTATCTGAAGGTGTAGGTGGAATAACTACTGGTAGAAAAGATTGGTTTAAAATCTTTAATGATAATTTAGCTGAGGCTGTAGGAGTTAAAAATAAAAAAGAATACGGTGATCAAAATGAATTTGAAAAAATCGATTCTGGAGTTCAAAAGACTTTAGATAATGCTAATTTTGATTATAAAGATCCTAAAAACATAGACAATGTTTATGGTCAATCATTTTTAATGGGATACTATACAGAAATGAAAGATCCTAAAAATGCTAAAAAAACCGTTGATGAATTAAAACAGATTGTATTAAAAAACATGGCTAAAGACGTTAACTATTATCACACAAATGCCTCTTTTGGTGTTAAAGGTATTGGTTATACTAAAGATGTAGTTAGTGGTGGTGACTCAAAAGCACCTAAAGGTAAATATAAATCAAGTGGCTACGGTGATTTAGATAAAAAATAATGAAACAAGTACTAATTGAAACTATACCATTTAGTGTATCTCGCACACAATTACATGAGGGTTTAAGAGCACCTTCGGGTAATCCTTTAGTTGAAGGAATACTTGCTACAGCCGAGGTAAAAAATGGTAATGGTCGTTATTATCCTAAAGAGTTATGGGAAAGAGAAATTGATAAGTATCAACAAATGGTTAAAGAAAATAGAGCAACAGGTGAATTAGATCATCCTGAATCCTCTATTATATCTTTAAAAAATGTATCTCATATTATCAGAGAAATTTGGTGGAACGGTGATAAGGTAATGGGTAAATTAGAAATTTTACCTACAGTATCGGGTAATATCTTAAAAGCTCTTATTGATAATAACGTAACAGTAGGTGTATCTTCTCGTGGAATGGGTTCATTAAAACAAATGAGTGAAGGTACATTAGAAGTACAAGATGATTTCGAATTATTATGTTGGGACTTTGTATCTACCCCATCTAATCCAGGATCATATATGCATTTAGTAAAAGAAGGATTAGAAAGATCAACTATTGATTATTCAAAAGTTAATTCTATTATTACAGAAATACTTTGTGCTCAGGGTACTTGCCCTATTTTTTAAGTACCCCTCCTTAGATAGTATCTTTGGACCGACCCTCCCCTAAAAAAGGAGGGTTTCATATTTTCGGTGTTTTGAAGAATCCCCATATATGTATATTCGAATATGCGATCTCTATATCGCATTAAGATTTTAAATATCTATTACGCTTCGAGTAATCTATAATAAGCGTACTTCCAACAAAAATTATTTGAGGACAAAAAACAAACAAATGGCAAACAGAGACTTACTTAAAGAAGCCATTGCCGATGCTAAAGCTGTTAAGGAAACAGCCATCGCCAATGCAAAGGCCGCTCTTGAAGAAGCTTTTACTCCATTCCTAAAAGAAAAGTTAGCTGCAAAGCTTTCTGAGATGGATGAAATGGATGAAGCTAAAGAAGAGTTGGACGAAATGAAAGAAAAGGAAGTTAAGGAAACCTACGAAATTGATGAAGCTGATGAAATGGATGAAATGAAAATGGACATGGATGAAGCTGAAAAAATGGATGAGGTTGATCTTGATGAACTTTTAAGAGAATTAGATGAATTAGAAGAAGGTGGATTCGGTAAATTTTCAACCGACGGAACTGAAGGATTTAGTGGTGAAGAAGATGGTGAAGTAAAACTTCAATTAAAAGCTTTAGATGAAGCTGAAGGTGAAGAAGAAGAAGGTGAAGAAGAGGAAGAAATCGATCTTGAAAACATGTCTGAAGACGACCTAAAATCATTCATCGAATCAGTAATTGCTGATATGGTATCTTCTGGTGAACTAGAAGGTAACATAGAAGCTGGTGAAGAAGAAGGTGAAGAAGAAATGGAAAGTGAAGAGGAAGAAATGGAAATGCCTATGGCTGAGGAAAAAGAAATGGACGAAGCTAAGGAAATGGAAATGGAAGCAATGAAAAAAGAACTTGAAGAAGCTTATGCTGCTTTAGAAACAGTTAAAACTGAATTAAACGAAGTTAATCTTTTAAATGCTAAATTACTTTACACTAACAAAATCTTCAAAGCTAAAAACTTAACCGAATCACAAAAAGTAAAAGTGTTAGAAGCTTTCGATAAAGCCGCTAGCGTTAAAGAAGCTAAATTAGTTTTCGAAACATTATCTGGTAATTTTGCATCAACTGCTAAAAAGCCTATGAATGAATCGTTAATTAAAGGTGGTGCTTCTAAACCAGCAGGTGTTTCTGAAAAGAAACCAATTATGGAAGCAAACGACCAGGTTGCAAGATGGCAGAAATTAGCCGGTATTAAATAATTTAAAAAAACAAACAAAAAATAAAAAAACAATGTCACAAGTACAACAATTATTAGAAAGCGCTGCAGGATCTTGGAAGAGCTTGCAAAGCGACGCAGCTAGATTGGCCAACAAATGGACCAAAACTGGTTTGTTAGAAGGCTTGGGCGAGATTGATAAAAACAACATGTCAATCTTGTTAGAAAACCAAGCTAAACAGTTAGTAACAGAAAACAACATTATCTCTACTAACTCTTCATTCACTAGCGGTACCCAAGGTGAAAACTGGGCTGGTATTGCTTTACCTTTGGTTCGTAAGGTATTCGGAACTATCGTAGCGAAAGAATTCGTTTCAGTTCAACCTATGAACATGCCTTCTGGTCTAGTATTCTTCTTAGATTTCCAATACGGAAACGCTAAAAACCCATTCGGTTTAGGTGATTCTTTATATGGTCAAAGAAATGCTTCTGGTCAGTTCCCATTTGCTACTCAAGCTCCTTCAGGTGCTTTGTATGGTGCAGGTAAATTTACTTACTCTACTAACCAAACTTCATCTGCTGTAGTAACTACTTCAGGTTCAAACGTATCTTCAGCTTCTTTTGCTGACGTTAACTTTGATTCTTCTTTCTCTGCTTCTGTAGCTAACGGTACAGTTAAGAAAATTGCTATCTCTAGTTCTAGAGCTACCAACTTACCTAGCATGGATTTAGATGGTGTTCGTGGTTTCATTATTACTTCAGGTTCAGTAGTAGTTGGTGATAACTTCCCTCAGTTTACTACTTACGATTACACTAACGATACTATTAACTTCTTCGTTTCTGCTTCTACAGCCGAAATCGGTGGTGCTTCAGGTGTTAACACTTACACTATTTTCTACAATAAGTTAACTACAGATCAGTTTAGAGGTGATTTCGAAGATTCTTCTTCTTATGCTGTTCCTAACGCTGCTTCTACTTCAACTATCGTTATCCCTGAGATCAACGTTAAAATGCAATCTCAAGCTATCACTGCTAAAACCAAGAAATTGAAAGCAGTATGGACTCCTGAATTTGCACAAGATTTAGCTGCTTACCAGAACATCGATGCTGAAGCTGAATTGACTAACATCATGAGCGAGTACATTTCAATGGAAATTGATTTGGAAATTTTGGATATGTTGATCGAAGATGCTGCCGCTGGTACTGAATATTGGTCAGCTGTTAACAACACCATAATCACTGGTTCTGGTGCTACAGCAGGTCCTATCACTTTAGCTTCTGGTTACTACAATACTCAAGGTCAATGGTTCCAAACTTTAGGAACTAAGATCCAAAAGTTAAGCAACAGAATCCACCAGTTAACTCTTCGTGGAGGTGCTAACTTCTTAGTAACTTCTCCTACAGTTGCTACTGTATTAGAATCTATCCCTGGATTCGCTTCTACTTCAAACGGTGAGGCTGATCAAATGGAATATGCTTTCGGAGTACAGAAAGTAGGTAGCGTAAACGGTCGTTACAAGGTTTACAAGAACCCTTACATGACTGAAAACTTAATCTTATTAGGTTACAAAGGTAGCCAATTCTTGGAAACTGGTGCTGTATTTGCTCCTTACATTCCAATGATTATGACTCCTTTGGTGTACGATCCAGATACCTTCACTCCACGTAAAGGTTTATTGACTCGTTACGCTAAGAAGATGTTACGTCCCGAGTTTTATGCGAAAATTTATGTTAATGGTTTAAACACCATCTAATCTAGTATAGAAAGGATAATTTTCTAATAAAAGAGCCCCGAGAAATCGGGGCTTTTTTTGTTTTAGGTAGTTTCTACTATATGTATAGGCAACATAGTTATTAAAACAATTTTATGAAACAAACACCAAGTCAGTTACCTATTCAAAGTTATGTAATGAACTTTCCTTTTACCTTATCAACCAAAGATCCAAATAATATTTGGATGCAAGAATTAACAGATGAGGAATTAACAGTTAATAAACCTAAAGCCTACAAACAATTTATGGATTTATACCAGTTTATGGCTGGTGGATCTTTAGTTTATTTGTTACCATCTGAAGGAAATTTTCAAGACCAGGTTTATGTAGCTAATTTAGGTATTCATTTACCTCATATTAAAAATGAAAACCATGTTATTTTATCTAACTTTACCTCTGATCCTCGTAAAGGTGAGGAATTAGTTGGTGAGAAATTTTTCCAACAAATGGGTTATAAAACAGCAATCTCTCCTTACAAATGGGAAGGTGAGGCTGATTTGAAATATCTTTATGGTAACAAATACATTGGTGGTTATGGTATTCGTTCTAATATTAAAACTTATGAATGGATGGAGGAAAATTACAACATGGACATTCTCAAAGTAGCTATGGTTGATGAGTATCTTTATCATTTAGATTGTTCTATATTCCCATTAAACACAGAACAAACATTAATTTGTACAGAATTATTTGATCCTGAAGAAATTAAGTTAATAGAAAAAGAAACAGAAATTATTGATATCAATGTTGATGATGCTTTAGGAGGAATAACTAATTCTGTTAGATATGGTAATATGATTTTATGTGCCTCTAATATTTCTGAATTAAAAAAATCTCATGAATATTATGAGGGTGAGGTTAATAAAATAAAAACATTAGAAAAAATTTGTTCTGATGCTGGTATGGAACCAGTTATCTTCAATTTATCAGAATACATGAAATCAGGCGCTATGTTATCCTGTATGGTTATGCATTTAAATAGAGTTGATCATAATAAAATCTTACTATAATGGCACAGACTTTAGAGGAATGGTTAAATGGTGAGGTTAAACAACTTCAAAAATTACCTGTAGGTGATTTATCTAATACTTTCTTTTTTAGAGACCCAATTAGACCTAATTTTATAGATCATGAACATTTTTATAGTCCAGCTGATGGAACTATTTTATATCAAAGGTTTATTAAAGATCCTTCCGAACCAGTAGTTGAAATTAAGGGTCTAAATTATACATTACAAGATGTCGTAGGTGACGATGAATATGATAAACCATCATTAGTCATTGGTATATTCATGTCATTCTACGATGTTCATATCAATCGCGTACCTTATGGAGGTATGCTTAAATATAAACCACTAGACGCGATACAATCAACTAATAAACCGATGTTGGCTGTAGAAAAGGATATCTTAAGAAAAAAGATTAATCCCGCTAATATGGAATATTTAAAATATAATGAGAGAATGTGGAACTCAATTTATTCACCTTCTTTAGATTACACTTATTATTTAATTCAGATTGCTGATGAGGATGTAAACGTAATTGCTCCATTTACAAATTCACAAAACGATATATTTGCTCAAAATGAGAGATTTTCTTTAATAAGATGGGGTTCTCAAGTCGATTTAGTACTCCCTCTGGATGATAGATTCGATTTTGAACTTTGCCTTGAAGATGCTATGCATGTTAATGCTGGCTTAGACAAATTGGTAAAAATCAACTTTAATTAAAAAATATGGCTTCAAATAATTATGATGATGACGTTTTTAAGAACAAACGCATTCCTAAAAACCCAATCAAATTTGGAATAACCTTAAACGAGGAACAAAAACGAGCTAAAGAAGACATTTTAAACAATGACATCGTGGCTTTAAAAGGTAAAGCAGGTTCAGGTAAAACCGCTACCGCTTTACAAGTGGCTTTAGATCAATTATTTAAAAAAGAAATTGAAAAAATTATCATTGCTCGACCTTATGTTACAGCTGGAGAAGACATAGGACACTTACCAGGAGGGGTTGATGATAAATTAGCTTACTTGACTGCCCCTATCTACAATATAATGCATGAGCTAGTAGGTAAGGAAAAATCAGAAAAATTAGTTAATGAAGGACAAGTATTAGTAGCACCTTTTGGATTTTTAAGAGGTAATACATTTTCTAACTGTTATGTTTTGATTGATGAGGCACAAAATGCCTCTATGAAACAAACCGAGTTAATGATTGGTCGTTTAGGTAGAAACTCTAAAATGATTTTTTGCGGTGATATGTCTCAATGTGATTTAAAAAATAAAAAAGACTCTGGATTTGATTTCTTCTTAAAATTAGAAATTGAAGTACCTAAAGTTAAAGTAATTACATTAGAAAAGAACCACAGACACGAGATAGTAGAACCTGTACTTAAGGTATTTGCAGCATACAGAGATTAACAGATTTTAAATCTGCTCCATATTTATAACAAAATTATGTCTGCAGGTAGATACAGCTTTACTATAGAACAAGGAGCCACCTTCCAATTAAATCTTCAATACAAGGATTCAAATGGAGATCCTGTAGATTTAACTGGTTATTATGGAAGAATGCAAATTAGACCCTCTGTGACTTCAAACACAGTTTATCTAACATTATCTTCATCTTTAAATTCTGATGGAACAGGACTAAACTTTTCAGGATCAAACAGTAACCAACCTCCTTCATCAGGATCAATAGGTATTTATATTGCCTCTTGTACAAGTTCCTTGTTAAATTTTGATGGACAAGCATATTATGATCTAGAAATTTATTCAGGATCTGGTGCATGTCCTTACACAGTACGATTAATTGAAGGACAAGTTAATTTAAGTAAAGAAGTAACTCGATAATGCAAACCATTATTGTAAATACTCCCGGACCAAGAGGGCCACAAGGACCAGCAGGACCTTCAGGCTCTATTGTTAACCTTACTGGTTCAGCAGAAATATCAGGATCATTAACTGTTGTAGGAACAGTTTCTGCCTCAGCATATTCAGGAGACGGTTCCGGACTTTCTAATCTAAACATTCCACCTTCCACAGGAGGTGATTTATACTTATTTTATAATTATTAAACCATGTCAGCAAACACATCCCCAATATTTGCCCTAGTTCCTGAAACCTCTATTGTTACAGTAACATTAGCAACCACAGACAGAACAGGAGCTATTACTAATAACTTATCCGATTTATTAACAGCCTCAACCGACGGAACAAAAATAACCCAAATAGGGGCAAAGGTTGCAGGGAATAACGTGGCAACAAACGTATTAATTTTTATCACAAATACAAGCGGAACGAGTCCTAAGTTATTTGATGAAATTGCCCTACCAGCAGTTACCGCTTCAACTACGGCAACATCGCAAAGACAAGTAACTGCATATAGTGATTTGCAATTAAAAAGCGGTCAAAAAGTACTTGTAGGAATTACCGTTGCAATATCCGATGGAGTTAATATTTTTGCAATAAAAGGAGATTATTAATGCCTGATTTCGGTATTTTTAGAGGGTTTAGTGAAAGTGCATTTAGTGATAAACTATTTGCGGGACAATTGCCTACTGAATTGGGTTTAATAGGAACTGATAACAGTGTATTTGAATCCGAATATAGGGCAGTAATTGCATACGCTAAATCAAGAAATTATACCTTACCAAGTTCATCACAGCAAATTTTACAAAACAATTTATTATCATCTTTAAAAACCGCTGGTATTTGGGCAAAATTAGATTCATTTTGTTTATTTGCTACAAATGGAAGTAGTGATTTTGCTTTAATAGATTGGAAAAGATTGACGCAATATACCGCAGTTAATAGTCCTACATTTACGAGCAATCAAGGTTTTCAAAGTAATGGAACAACAAGTTTTATCAATACAAACTTTAACCCTGCTATTGACGGTATAAATTATCAGTTAGACAATGCAAGTAGATATATGTGGAATTTTACTACAAGTGCAGGTTCACGATATTTTGATGGTAACGAAAATTCTAACTCAAATCATATTTACTCCAACAACTCAAATGTACATAAGATAAATACAACTAATAACTTAAGTGCAACTGTAGCATTAAATACTACTGGATTAATTGGAATAAATAGAACGTCATCAACAAATGTCGAGTTGTTTGACGATACAACGCAATTTTCAAGGACTGCAACAAGCACCGGTATAACAGATGATCCACAATGGATTTCACGATCTGCAAATAACTACGGTACACAAAGAACAAGTATGTACTTAATGGGTGCTTCTTTAGTAACTGAAAATACGGATTTATATAATGCTATGAATACATATATGACTTCAATATGATAATATTACATCCAAATAATCAACAATATATTGCATTAAATAAATATAAAAATAATGCAAGTGAACTGCTATTTGTCAAGGACGGCAGTGGTAGATATATAGTAGGATTAGAAGTTTTAGATGACCCTAACTTTTTATCAATCCACAACCAATTAAACGAACTTGAAAGAATAGAATATACACCTTTCCCACCCGAACCTGAAATCTAACAATAAGACCATTTGGCAATATTTATAACAAATGGCCAACAACACAGTCAATCCTACCAATTCCCCTAACACCATTATAATAACTGATAAAGATCAAAATCAGATCTCAGTTACACAACCGATTACCTCGGTATTGGAGGTTGGTTCCGTTGGTCCACAAGGTCAAAAAGGTGATACTGGTCCTCAAGGTCCTCAAGGTGATCCGGGTCCACAAGGTCCTCCTGGTACCTTAGAGGCTTTTGAAGGTATTGTAGTAACTGGTTCCTCTATTTTTTCTGGTTCAACAGAATTTACTACTTTACCTACAATCCAAATTACAGGATCAATTACGATATCGGGATCGGCTTTATTAAATGGTACAGGTTTATTAACACAGGCTTTTACTGCCTCTTTTAATACTTTTACAGCCTCTTATTATACAGATTCCTCTAGTTTTAATACTAGAATAACGGATTTAGAGGATTTTTCCTCATCATTAGATGCTACCTTTGTAACTAATGCCGAATTAAATACCGCTACTGCATCTTTAAGTGCCTCTATTTCTTATTTATCGGCTAGTTATTTAGAAAGTAGTGCTAGTTTTAATACTAGAATTACAAATAACACTTCAAACATAAATACCCTTTCGGGCTCATTTATAAATTTTTCTAGCTCTTATTTAACCGATAGTGCTAGTTTTAATACACGGATTATAAACAATAGTTCCTCTATTGCTTTTTTATCATCCTCATTTCTATCATTTTCTGGTTCTTATAGAACAGGATCTTTTACAGGTAGTTTTACAGGTAGTGCTAGATTAACAGAATTAATTTTAACAGGAAGTTTTAATCACTCAGGTAGCTATAATCTAATAGGCAACGTTATACAAACGGGAAGTACAAATATGACAGGGTCACTGAATGTTGTAGGACCTATTATATCAAACGGTATTAACGTTGTAGATAATGCTATTGCTATGGCGATTGCTTTGGGTTAAAACATATTTATAACAAATAATTATGGCTAATACTTTTAAAAATAGCATATCCGGTTCAATTGGGGTAACCGAAACAACCGTATATACTACTCCTGCCTCAAATACAACCACAGTAATTGGTATTGCTGTAGCAAATAGAGTAGCTACCGACATTAGAGTAGATGTTAAAATATATGACAGTTCAGCAGCACAAAATATTTTTCTATGTACAGGAAGTTTAGTACCAGTAGGTTCAAATCTTGTTTTAGTGGGTGGTGAGCAAAAAGTAGTATTAGAGCAAAACGATTATTTGACTTTAAAATCAAATACAGCCTCTTCTGCAGATATTATAGTATCAGTACTAGAAATTAGTTAATAAATGATATACAGTGGTAGAATCCCATATGGAACAAATCAGGTACAAAGTAGTTCATTAGCAATTACTGTTGAAAACACTGATGTAGCAGTTTTTACTACTGGTTCTTTACTAGTTTCTGGTTCCTTAACCTCATTAGGTGGTTTTACAGGATCATTTTCAGGTAGCTTTACAGGTTCTGCCAATTTTACTACTTTAACATCCTCAAATGCTTTAATAACAGGTAATGTAATAGTATTAGGTACTGCCTCTATTAATACTTTGGTTATTAACCAAACACAATTATCAACAGGTTCAAACCAGTTAGGTGATAATGCTGATGACTTTCAAACTTTATTTGGTACTGTAAGAATACCAACAGGTAGTTTAACAGTGACTGGTTCAACTATTATTTCTAGTTCAGCCGCTACTCAATTACAGGTTGGAAGTAATAGTTTATTTGTTTCTAGTTCAGGGCAAGTAGGTATAGGAGTAACTAACCCAACAGGTTCTTTAACAACAAACGGTAATATCCAAATAAATAATAATGGAGGATTAACTTTTTATAACGCTAATAGTATATTTTCTTCTCATTATATAACTACCTCAAATGAAGTATTAACAGCTACTAGTTACAATAGTTTTGGTGCTTGGAAGTTTAATGGTTATAATGTATCTATAGCTAAAAATTTAGCAGTAGGTACTACTTTAACAGACTTTGTTGTCCCTTCTCAAACCTTTTTAGTAAGTGGATCTACAGTACTTAAAGGTAATGTTACAATATCAGGTTCAGCAACTAACTCATTATTAATTAGAGGATCAGGTACTACAAGTGCTACAACATCCCTAAGAGTAGAAAATTCTTCTGCTAGTCCCTCTTTAACAGTATTAGATAATGGATTTGTAGGTATAGGAGTATCATCACCTAATTTCCGACTAGATGTTTCTGGCTCATCAGAATTTATAGGTAATATCCAAGTAACAGGTTCTACCTTTATATCAGCCTCAGCATCAACCTCCTCAGCAGCCCTACAAGTATATAAATCAGGTTCAACTGTTTTAAACGTTGAAGGTTCCTCAGGACAATTATTTTCAATCACAGATTCTCTAACAGGATCTTTATTTTCAGTAAATACAGTTGCTGGTTTACCAGTAATAGAGGCATTCTCGGACAATACAGTCAATATTGGTAAATTTGGTATTTACCCAATTAAAGTAGCGGCAACAGGTACTTTGGCTGTAATTACAGGTTCATTTACTGGATCTTTGGCAGGTGTTTCTGCTACCGCCTCTTTTGTTAATCCATTAACACAGAGTGTGTTAATAACTGGTTCTTTAACAGTAACTGGTTCTACAACAATTACAGGAACACAAGTTGCTTCTTCCGGAATAGGAAGAACAATGTTGATAACTTCTTCAATATCTGCTTCTGCAAATAATGATACTTTAGTAGGATTAGATATTAATCCTTCTTTTAACAATGGGGCATTTACTGGAGTTAATAACTATGGTTTTAGAGTTTCAAATAACGGAACTTTAAGAACACAGATTGATCAATTAGGTAGACAGGAATGGTATCTAAATGGAGGATCTGCAGAAGTAGGTAAAATTGCTTATAGCACACCAGGAGCTAACCCTGGAATAATAATTTGGACAGGAGCAACCTACAATTTAAATAGATTTAATCTTATTAATAATGGTACCTATTTTGGTTTAGCATTTGATGCAGATGGTTCTGGTCTAGGTCGATTAAATATATTTAATGGAGGTGTTGGTATAGGAACAAGTACAAATTCTGGATTTCAATTAGATGTAAATGGAACAGGTAGATTCTCAGGCAACCTAACAGTTACAGGTTCAGCAACTAACTCATTATTAGTTAAAGGATCAGGTACAACCTCCTCCACTACCTCTTTCCGAGTAGAAAACTCTGCAGCTACAGCTCGTTTAACCATTTTAGATGATGGTACTTCTGCTTTCAACACAAACAACCTTTATATTAGTTCTAGCGGAAACATTGGTATAGGAACATCCTCTCCTACCTCTAGATTATTTGTAAATGGTAATACTTATTTATCAGGCTCAGCAGGTACAGGTTCGGCCCTAACAGTCTACAAATCAGGTTCAACAGTAGTATCTATACAAGGTTCACAAGGTGAGTTATTTAGTATCACCGACTCACTTTCAGGATCTTTATTTTCTGTAAGTAACATATCAGGATTACCAATCCTAGAGGTATTCTCAGACAATACCACTCTAATAGGTAATTACCTAGATCCAATGTTGGTTACCACACAATTGGTAACAGCTAACTCCGGATCAACTACTGTTTACAGTCTACCGACTGCCTCATACGATGGTGCCTTTTATGATTATGTTGTAAGATCCGGTTCTAACTCTAGGGCAGGTCAAATCATGGCTATTTGGTCAGGCTCGTCTGTAAATTATACAGATAATTCTACAACAGATTTTGGTTCAACAGCTAATTTGTCTTTCAACGTTATAGTATCGGGTTCTAATATGGTATTGCGTAGTACTGTGACAACCGGAAGCTGGACAGTAAAAACGATAATAAGAAGTATATAACATGGCTTTTGCGTATAGTCCTAAAATAGTTACTGATGGTTTGGTTTTGTATTTAGATGCGGCCAATCCTTATTCTTATGTAAGTGGTTCTACAGCTTGGAATGATATTTCTAGAGGTGGAAACAATGGTACATTAATAAATGGACCTACTTTTAGCTCGGCTAATAACGGGTCGATTGTATTTGATGGAACTAATGATTATGTTAATTGTGGAAATTTATCCTTAGGATCAACTGTTACATTAAATATTTGGTTTAAACAAACAACAACTACAAATAATAAAGGTTTAATAGCACTTGGTAATACTCATTTTTACCTAGGGGGACCACCTCTTAGCATTACTGTATTCAGTGGTAGTCCTCTTTTTGTATATGGTCCTGGTTTAACACTCCCTTCAAGTTCAACAATTTGGACAATGGCAACATGTGTGATAGATTCTTCTAATATTTCCCTATTTTTAAATGGAGGGTCAAAAATAACAGGAACTAACACTTTACAGACATCAGGAAATGTGCGACTTGGATCTTATCCAGGAGGAGCAAATCCATTTAATGGTAATATAGGACTAGCGCAAATTTATAATCGAGCACTTACAGATGCAGAAGTCCTACAAAACTACAACGCAACAAAAGGCCGTTTTGGTCTAACATAATATGGCAGGTAGAATAGCATATTACGGCAACATAGCAACCCAAGGTCTGGTTTTAAACTTGGATGCAGCCATTCAAGGATCTTATCCTAAAACAGGTTCAACCTGGTTTGACATTTCAAACAATGGAAACAATGGTACTTTAACTAATGGACCTTTGTATACTGGATCTGATTATGGGGCAATTAGGTTTGATGGAACTAATGATTATGTAACGGGTTCGGTTATTAATACACCTAATCAATTAAGTGTCTTTTGTTTTAGAAATCCTAAACCTAGAGCAGGTACTGTTTATCCATCAGCTATTAATAAATGGTTTGCTCAACCTGGTGATAATAGAAGTTGGACTATAGGAAGCCAACCTGGAGGAGTTGATTATGTGATGATATCATCTGATGGTACTTATACAAACTCAACTATAAAACGATTTGAATTTTCCTCTAGTGTTTCAAATAATATATGGACACAAGTTGGATTTACTTTTAATAATGGAACTTTAGTACCATATTTAAATGGTGCTCCTGCTAGTTACACGGCTTCTTTAAACGCTAATATAACAAGTATCTATACATCAAGTATTGGCTATAGTCTAGGATATCAAAAAGATGGGGCATTTGATACTTACTTTTCAGGATCAATAGCAACCGCACAAATATACAACCAATCCCTCTCCCAATTCCAAGTATGGCAAAACTTTAATGCTTATAAATCCAGGTATGGAATACCAGACATAGTAACCGACGGACTGGTCTTAAACCTAGATGCAGGTAATCCTTATTCTTATTTATCAGGATCTTCAGGTACTACTTGGTCTAATACAGTACCAGCTAGTAGTAGTATTTCTGGGTCATTAGAAAATGGAACTACTTATTCAAATGGGGCTATGGTGTTTGATGGGGTGGATGATTATGTTAACAATGGAACCTCCTTTGTAAATCTAACAACACAATTAACAATTTGTTTTTGGGGTAAAATTGCGGGAAGTCCAAATGATGGTATACTAGTAACAAAAGGAGAAAACGATGGATCAATTACAAGTAATTTTGGATTTCAAATTTCTAATATAGGAGGTCCTAATAGACTTAGACTCTATGCTAAAGCATCAGGCCAAAACTACATTACTATAGATAGTAGTGATAATATAAGAGATAATAATATTAATCTATATACTTTAACTTTTAATTCAGGTACTGTTATTTTTTATAAAAATAGTAGTTTATATTCTTCTCACAGTTTTGGATTATCCACATTACCCTCAACTACAGGGCCTTTATATGTAGGAGCTTTAAAAGGGTATTCAGCTTATTATCCTGGAAATATTTACAGTATCCAAATCTACAACCGCGCCCTAAGCGCAACCGAAGTCCAACAAAACTTTAACGCCCTAAGAGGCAGATACGGAATATGAGTACACTAAACGGAGGACCAGGCAATATAGTAACCAATGGATTGGTATTGTATTTGGATGCGGCCAATTATCTTTCTTATACCTCAGGATCAACTGTTTGGAGAGATTTATCCTCTAGTAATAACAGTGGATCTTTAATAAATGGACCTACATTTAATACTGGGAGTGCTGGATCAATTGTGTTTGATGGGACTAATGATTATTGTATTTTTGGTTCTTCAATAATACCTACAACTTCTAACTGGACTTATTCTAGTTTTTTTAATTTAAATACTTTAGTAACAGGAAGTGTTTTATATGGTCAATACATAGCAGCGGGAGGAAATGGAAGATTTTTAATAAGATTATCGGACGATGTAAACAATACTAATAAATTTAGTTTATTTTTAGGAAGTGGTGGTAGTTATAGCAATGCTTTTTTATACACAAATATTACCGCTAGTATTAATACAACTTATAATCTCACAATAGTTAGAGAAAATCAAACCTTTAATTTTTATATAAATGGAGTATATAATACAGGAAGTACAGTAAATTTTACAGCTAGTCTATTACAGACCACTCCTATTATAGGAGGTAGAACAAACTCAGGAACAAACCCAACTCCTGTAGATGTTGATTTTTTAAATAGTAGAATATTCAATACTCAGATATACAACCGCGCCCTCTCCCCCTCAGAAATCCTCCAAAATTATAACGCAACCAAAGCACGCTTTGGATTATAAAATATTTATAACATATGACACAAGTAACAGATTACGACAACAGAACATTCATGATATTTGAAGTATCAGAACTAGATCAAATTGATTTTACCCAAGTATGTGAAACTTCAGCAGACACAGTACGTAAGTCTGTTGATGAAACAAAAACATTTGTTAAATGGGATGGGGTAATGCCTACATGCGTTGCTGATTTATATACAAAAGAAGGACCTTACACTTATGAGGAAATTTTAGTTATTTTAGCTACTGATGAGTGGACTGATCCTAATCCAATTGGAATGATGGGAGGAGAATAATGAGTTTTAACAACGGACCTACAGTAGTAACAAACGGCCTAGTATTGGCATTAGATGCTGGGGATAGAAATTCCTATGCTGGTTCTGGTACTACGTGGTTTGATTTAATTGGAAGTAATAACAGTACGTTATTTAATGGTCCTACATTTGATACCGCTAATGGAGGTTCAATAGTAACAGATGGATCAAATGATGTAATATCTGGGTCAATAACAATGCCTTCATCTTTTACTTGTAATTTTTGGTTTAATCCAACTCAAGTAGCTGATTATAATCCAAACTTTCAAATTAGTGAAGCATGGGGAAATTTTGTATGGCATTCTACAAGTGCTGGTTCTATATACTGTGGTACTGACATTACTAATAGATTTACTCCATCTTCCCCAGGATGTGGTAATGGAGCAGTGGTTTTAAATACAATACAAAATTTTACTTATACTTTTAGTAGTAATGTTGGTTCTTTATATAAAAACGGAAGACTTTTAGTATCATCAAATAGCCACCAAACACCTGTAAGTGCCTCTAATGTACAACCTTATTTTGTGTTAGCTGCTCCGGCACAATTTGGAAGAGGAAAAGCTTATATCTTCCAACTATACAACCGCGCCCTCTCCTCTGACGAAGTCCTACAAAACTATAACGCAACAAAAGGGAGGTTTGGTTTATAATGGGAGTAGCAGGTGGACCAGATATGATTGAAAACGGATTAGTATTATCTCTTGATGCATCAGATAGAAACTCTTATGTATCCGGTTCTACAACATGGTTTGATTTATCTGGAAATAACAATTCAGGATCTTTAGTTAATGGACCTACTTTTAATACAGGGTCATTAGGGTCAATTGTGTTTGATGGTGTGGATGATTATGTGAGTGCTCCATCATCTTTATATGTTGATAATTTTACTTTAAATGCATGGGTTTATAAAACAACCTCAGGAATTCAAAATATAATAGCAAAAGGTAATGTGTCTTTTCAATTAAATTTTTATTTAAGGATCGCTGGAAATTCTGGTTTTTTTGGAGCTAGCGGTGGTTTTACTGAGATTACTATAGCTGACCTTACATTAAATACTTGGAATAATACAGTTTTAACATATGATAAAAACAATTTAAGATATTTTTTAAATGGTGTATTTATAAACCAAGTTAGTGCTACTAATACCCCCACTTCATCATCCAGTAACACTATAATAGGTAGATTAGGTGATTTTAATGGACAATATTGGACAGGAAGAATAGCATCTACCTCAATCTACAACCGCGCCCTCTCAGCCCAAGAAGTCCTACAAAACTATAACGCAACTAAAGCCCGTTTCGGATTATAACACAATATGGCAACACAATATTCTTTTGGTAAAATAGTAACAGACGGTCTAGTATTATGTTTAGATGCTGCCGACAGAAACTCCTATGTGTCTGGTTCAACAGTATGGAGAGATGTGGCCAGTTCTAATAATGGTACTTTAACTAATGGACCTACATTTAATACTGGGAGTGGAGGTAGTATTGTGTTTGATGGGGTGAATGATTATGTTGTACATCCTTCCTTAGATTTAGGGACTATATGTTCTTGGAGTGTATGGATTAATTATGTTAGAGCTAATAACTCAAATGAAGCTTTTGTAGTTTTAGGTGCTAATCAAAATAATAGATATAATTTATTTTATAACTTTCCAGATAAAACATTTTATATTAGTTATGGTAATAATCAATTTGCTAGTTTTACTTACAGCCCAGGATTAAATGCTAGTACCTGGTATAATATAACCCATGTAAGGGAAGGAAGTGTAACAACTATTTATTTAAACGGAACTTTTATAGGAACAATAACAAGGGTATCAAGTGTATCTTCTTTATTTAATCTTATAGGTACGGAAACAACAGCTGCTTATTTTTCAAATATAAGATTATCAACAGTTTCTTATTACAACCGCGCCCTCTCTTCCACAGAAATCCTTCAAAACTACAACGCACAAAAATCACGCTTTGGACTATAACCATATTTATAACATATTATGCCAGTAAAAGGAGGACCAAACATCAGAACCAGCCAAGCCATTGTATGGCTAGATGCTGCCGACAAATCCTCATATCCCGGAACCGGTACTACTTGGGTTAACTCGGTTACACCAGGTACCTACAATGGTACTTTAACTAACACAAGTTTTAATTCCACAGATGCCTTAGGTGCTTTGTTTTTCTCCGGCTCAAACACATTTGCCGATATGGGAAATATAGGGGCTATTTCTGCCTCTTACACTTTTCAAGTGGCGGTAAAACCTTTACCAACAGGTTCCCCTTATACTATCCTATCTTATACCTCCGGGTCAGGAACAGGATCAGTTACTTTTAGATTGGATTATTCCTCATCTATACAAACAGCCGTTTTTTCGGCTTTTGCAAGTTCAGGGTCAGTAAATAAAACCTATAGTTTATCAACTACTATTCCTACAGGATCTTGGTCTATATTGCATGGGGTGTTTGGAGGTGTTTCTTTAGGTCTTTATAAAAATGGCTCTTTCATTAACTCTACTTTTATTACAGGCTCTACTGTTGGTTATTCAGCCAATAATAGGTTTTTAGTGGGTGGTATCTCCCAATTTACAGGATCTTATTTATCAGGTTCTGTA